GATAATGCCACCAATATGTCGGGTGGCGAATATGTAGAACTTACAACTATTGACGTTTCGAGCGAGGCTGGCGCTGAAGCTTATGCTGCAGATGTTGGCACAGGCGGTAGCGGCACTGGTATCATTCAGGGTTCTGCCGGAGACAATGTTCACTTTGCGCTTGCTCAGCGTGCGCAGTCAAAAGTAGTTTATGATGGCACAACAGTAGCACAGGCCGGTGCATACAATCTTGGCGGATTGTGTGATGAAGGTACTGATGACTACGGTACTTTGTTTGGTCAAGGAATTGGCGGAACTGCTGGTGGCGGAACCGGCCTTGGAACACTAAGCACTCGTGGCGTTGTAACTCTTGGACCAAGAACAAGCTTTGGATCTGGAAAGGTAACTGTATGGCACCAACAGGGTCTGTATGGTATTACTTCGGATGCATTTAGCGCAGCAAGTGCTCCAGCTGCAACAACTGATTTAAACACTGCTCTGTATTCAGACAGTGCTGATACTACTGCATCTAATCTTGGAAAGTGGACTACAGATTCAACTTTGGCTGCTGGCTCGGAAGAGTCTGGTCAACTTGGAATTAACGTAGGATTCCAGAGAGATAGATCTCTCGTCTCAACAACGTCGTCAGCAGTGGGTGCTACAGCGACAAATGAACACATGGTAGTTTTCTACCTTGGCAACGCAGCGGTATAGGAGGAAAAAATGTCTAATATATTTAATACACATGGTGAAATCAATGCCTCCAATGTTCAAGAAGCTTTGGGGCAAATTGTCAAGTATGCTTCGATCATTGAAGATCTTCAGCCTTCAAGCAACGCACAGGTAACTGCGCCTAGCTTAAATGACGGCCAGAGAGATGAAATGATTAAGCGTGCTTTAATGACTCAAGAAGGTAAGATTGCCTTGGGTCAGGCTATGGCTAACCCAATCCGTAGAAACCTCGATTATCAAGGCGTTGCTCGCAAGGCTCTTGTTGTCGATCCACTTCCACAGGGTGCCTTGCCAGTTTATGACCGTGATATCGACGTAGCGGCTGTTGTTGTTTCTAGCAACGGTTCTGCACCAGAATCACGTGTCTTCGGTGACCGCGTGACGATTCCAGAGTTTGAAGTTGTTTCAAACCCGACCGTCCGTATTGCTGAAGTTAAGCGTCGTAGATTCAATGTTATTGATCGTGCCCAGCAAAAGGCACGTCAGGAAATTCAGGCCCAGGAAGATGCTAACGTCTTTGCTGCCCTAGAGTTTGCTGGCACCACCGATGGTGGTGGAGAAAACACTGAACAGGATCTCGACCCAATTACCGGTGGTGAAGGCCCCGGTGGTGTTGGGAATCTGCAGAAGTCAGGTATGCTCAACTTGAAGCGTCAGATTGATCGTTGGGACTTAGTTACTTCTAAGTACTTCCTCAACATTAATGAATTTACTGACATTCTTGATTGGGAGTCCGCTGGTGCAACCGGTGCGTCTTCTGTTGATCCAGTCACTCAGCGTGAACTGCTTCAGACCGGTCTTTATGGTCACATCTTTGGTGCCGATATTATCGTCTCCAAGGTTGTTCCTCCTGCCCGTGCTTTTGCTTGTGCTGATCCCGAGTTTGTTGGTGTGATGCCTGTCCGTCAGGACATTGAGGTACTTCCTGCTGACGAGCCCAAGCAGCTTAAGCTTGGTTGGGTTGTTAACGAAATCATTGGAGTTGGCATTGTCAACCCACGTGGTGTCGCTACTGGTCTTGTACAAGGTTCCTAATAGTGGATAAACCTTTTCGCGGTTTATTTTCTGGGTAATACCTAGCTTAAAGCGTGATGGAGGCAACTCCATCACGCTTTTTGTCTTTTAAGGCTAATATAATGAATTCTGACAAATTGCAATCTAGATTAAAATATATAAACGCAACATCTTTGCAGGATCGGGCCAAAACATCTGTCTTTTCAAGGCGTGGAGAAAACTATGTAGAGCCTGACGAAGAAGAAGAGGAGGCTAAGAAGTTTGAAACATTTTTTGATTATGAAGAAGAGCTTTCTGGCTTAAAGCCTGCTGCAGAACAATATACTGAGATGACTGAAGAAGAGAATAATGATCCATATATTGTTTTAGAAGATAAGGATCCAAAGTTATTTAATGATTATAATCCAATTGAGCTAGAAGAGGCAGGAGATGAGGCTGTAACTTTAGAGGAAATCTCTTCTAATTCAATCACGATGGAGGAAGCGCTTGATAAGCCAAGCTATATGGACGTAAAGGGTTTTGAGTTTATTCAGTGTGAACATATTAAAAAAGATGGGCTTAGATGCAAGAGGCAGGCTAAAAAGAAAGAAACTCTTTGTGCATCACATAAAAAAATGTTAAAAATATCGTAAGTATGATTAATTATTTACATATTTTTATCAAAAATCTTATAAGTATTAATATCTTTACATAGAATGGCGGTTCGTGGGCAGATGCAAGCATCTACTACTATTACCCGTTATTTACAGAAGTATTAGGCAAATAGGAAGTTATTAATGAATGAATTTACTACATCAGATTTAGGGCTAGCTGCCTTTATGTTTATGAGAGGCCTTAAGCTTATAAGTGCAAAAAAACTCGCAAACGGCAGATTTGAGTTTATCCTGAACGATGAAGACAATAACGCTCAAGCATTATCTATAGAATATGTGAGCAGCGAATTTTGTCAATTTGACAATCAGGTTAGAACTCTTAAAAAGATTTTGTATTCCGGTACCTAGCTGGAAAAGTCAAGCTCCCAAACGCAAGTCACATCTACATTTCCATGATTGTTAGTTGGGTCTATGCGAATGCCCAACACATCACCTGCGTTAAATGAATTGTTTGACGAAAAGACTGCAGTATATATGGAGCTGCAGATACTCTATCCTTAGAATATTTTAGCAGTGACTTCTGCAAATTCGACAACCAAGTAAGATCGCTTAAAAAGCTTCTTTATTCTAGTTAGCCGCAGTAGAGTATTGCGACAGCAAGACACTTCTTATAAGTCTGTCCTTCATACTCTATAGTATCGACAATACTATCCCAATCTGGAGTTACTGTAAGTTTAGCCACTGTTTTTGATCGCATAATATCATCGTCTTGTTTTCTGCCGTAACCTGCAACCTCAGAGGATTCGACTAAGTCGCCAGCTTCTAAATTTCCATTAATGTTTGTTATCCAGACGTTCGAATCACCGATACCTAATGTTGCTATGTGATGCTGGCCTTCGGGCACCCCTCCCAGTCTGCCAAAAGATTTAAACGCAGGTTCTAGCCAATAGCCATTAACAACATATGCTGGACCAAATTCTGGTTCGTTATGATCTTTGTCTTCAACGATCAACGCTCCCCCTTCGTCATATTTTGCCAATTCACCATCTACGATGCCAAAAACTGTTTTTGAACCATTGGTGGTCGCTAGCCTTGTTCTTGGTAGAGCATCTTTAAGAGAGCCTTCGGGATCATAAAAGACTTCTCCGGTTGATTCAATAATCATCCCTGGTTTTAGATTTTCATGGTATTCGCAAGAGGTATCATGTCCAGCGGTGAAACTTGTTTGGATGTATGAACCACCAGATCCGTTAGATCTTACGCGAAACATAGAGTCCGACTCGGTAACGTCATATACTCTTATTAGATATTTTCCATTAGCCAAATAGTCGTCATTTCCAGCGCTATAATATTTAGCATATAACCACTGGTTTCCGAATTCAGCACTCATTCCGGTCGTGCCGCCAGAGTACATTGAATAGGAAGTATCAGAGCCTATCCTGCTGGCCATATTTGTGGATGTGCCAAAGCTTTTGCTGCCGAAATAAACTTCGCCAGTAGTGCTTGTTTCTAAAATGATATCTCCAGACGAATCAAGAGTCATGTCACCACTGCATTCAAGTTCAAGAGTTCCTGTGGAATCTATTTTAGAATTTCCTGTGAAATTTATATCTCCCTCTAGATGCAGGTCCCTCCAAGAGCCGCTGCCAGCAGCTCCTAAGTCTTTGCTGTTGTCAGCCGATGGAACTAAATGCGCAGCAACTGTAATTATACCAGCACCACCGACAGCGAGGTATTCTTGGTTAGGCCCAAGTGTAATTTTGTTACCATTAACTGTTATCTCTCCGTCGAGCAGAATATTTCCTCCAACGTGCAAAAGCTCTGACGGATCTACATCCCCGATTCCAACTTTCCCATCTGGCGTAATGCGCATTCTTTCTGTAAGTCCATCGTCGCCCGCATCGTTTGTAGCAAAAACTAAGCATGTGTCATGCAAGGCAGAATTGGCATTGCTGCAGTGAGCCGCAATAGCAGCCCCAATACTATCAGCGTCAGTTTCTGTAGAAACATCAAACGCAATTCCGGCAAAGGCATCCTCTGTATTTGTATTATTTCTTAGCGTAAGAAGAAAGTTTGAATACTCCTCATCGCTAGGTGAGTTTGATGGCCAAGTAGTAGTATCTGTGTGCTCTAAGTGTAGCAAAGACTGTGGAGCCGATACTCCTATTCCAACTTTCCCGGTGTTATCAATCCTCATTCTTTCATCTGGGCCGGCATTGCCTCCGTTTATTTGAGTGTAAAATCTTAGATTTGCGCCTTCTGCGGAACCAATATTCCATGCCTCACTGGCATATGATGCAATCCAGGCTCCTTCTCCAAAATTGGACCCTGCATCTTCAGTACCTGCGAAGTGAATTACTCCTAACGCAGCTCCATCTGTAATGTTGTTAACATCTCTGATTAAATTAATGTGTCCACCTATATCTAGGCCAACATCAACGGAGTCTGTAGACAGAGTTCCTCCTGACATCAATACTTCGCCATTTACTTCTAATTTTGCAGATGGCGTAATGGTTCCGATACCAAAATTTCCTGCGCTTTCGTCAAAGTAGAATCCAGTGGTGGTGTTGGTCCCATAGATATGGAAATCGCGCGAGGCTGTGTCTAACTTATTAAGCCCTTCGTATGCCCCCATACTCATAAAAGCATCTTCGTCGTTCACACCACCGAAATGCCAGCGCATGCCGTTAGCCACAGTTCCGTCGACGGTGAAGGTATAATTAGTATCAGAATCTTGTACACGGAAGTTGGGGGTGGCCCCCATTACGTGCAGGGTAGCTTGAGGATCAGTCGTGCCGATGCCCACATTACCTCCCTGCTTAATTGACATTCTTGTAGCATCGCTTTTGAAGCTTAGATTATCATTAGTGTAATCGTTGTAGACAATCCATTTTCTTGTGCCGTTCTCAGACAACTCAAGCCCCGGATGGCTGTCGATGTCACCATCAATTCTAACTCTAGGATCTTCGCCTGCAATATGCAAATTTGCCCCCGGAGATGTTGTCCCGATGCCGACTTTGCCGTCATCATCAATTCTCATCCTCTCTGGAGGGTCGCCGGCATTCCCAGATTCCTTAGTACAAAACATTAGATAAGCGCCCTCAGCCGAGCCGACGTTCCAATCTTCGCTGGCCGCCCCAATGATATGTGCGCCCTCAGCAAAGGTAGAGCCATTCTCAGTCCCTACAAAACTAACGGCACCTAAGGAATCATTGGTAGAAATAGTTGAAGCTTCTCTGCTGGCCCATATTTCGGCACCTGTAGAGTTATTAACATGAAGATCTTGCTGAGGACTGGATGTTCCAATTCCTACTCT